TAAATAAACTAGCATCAACTGGTTTTGGTGAGGGGTCTAGGAACAATGCATTATTTAATATTGCTGTGTATTACAAACAAGCACATCCCGATAGTTGGGAAGATAAAATTGTAGAAGCTAATTTAAAATATATGGAACCCAAGTTAAGTAATAGTGAGGTTCAACAATTAATTAAATCTGTAAATAGAAAAGGTTACGACAAGTATAGATGTAAAGACGCACCCATCAACGCGGTCTGTCAATCGGGTTTATGTAGAACAAAACGTTTTGGTGTAGGTTTTGGTGAAGAAGAGATGCCACTGTTGGGTAACTTAACTAAATACAAATCAACTCCACCGCAATGGTTTTTAGATGTGGATGGAACGCGGATCGAATTAAAATCAGAACAACTTTATAGTCCACCTTTATTTGCATTAGCATGTCTTGATCAAGCTAATCTAGTTGTACCTGTACCAAAAGCAAAAGATTGGAAACAGTTTTTTTTAAAACCTATGATGAATAATTTACAAGAAGTAGAACCATTAGAGTCTTTAGATCCAACAAATCAATTAACTGGATTATTACAAGACTGGACTACAAACAGACAATCAGCAAGAACAATGGATGATGTGTTTAACAAACTACCTTTTACAGATGAAAACAAAGAATTTACATATTTTAGAATGGATGACTTCTATGCATTTCTTAAAAAGAATAACTGGGAGATGGATAAAATTAAAACAGGTAACTTAATAAAAAGATTAGATGAAGTATTTATATCAGAAGAAAGAGTTAGAATTAAAAAACAACAACCAAGATTAATTAAAATTAAAACAATGAAACAGACAGAGGCTTCTATTTCTAAAGTTGAATATCATAAGGAAGTTTATTAATGAAGACAATAATACTAGGACCACCAGGAACAGGTAAGACAACAACATTATTAGATTTAGTAGATCAGTTTATTCAACAAGGTATTCGACCAAAACAAATAGGATACTTTTCTTTTACACGAAAAGCTGCAAGAGAAGCAGCAACAAGAGCTGCAGAGAAGTTTGGTTTAGATGCAGAAAAAGATTTAGAGAACTTTAGAACACTACACTCTTATGCATTTAGTCGTTTAGCTATGTCAAAAGAAAAGATGATGACTCCTGAAAATTATAGAGAGTTTGGTAAATTAGTTGGTATACCCATCAAGACAGGTAAACATTCAGAAGATGATGGCACATTTAATTCAGACAATGAATACTTAACCATTATGAATACAGCTAGAGTTAAACGTATGGACTTATTAGAATACTATGACTCTAGACAAAACATATTAGATATTGAAAGAGATACTTTGTATTTGTTATCTGAAGAATTAAAACGATACAAAAAAGAAAAAAGTTTAAAAGATTTTACAGATTTATTAGAAGATTTTATTGCACAGACAACTAAACAAAGTTTTGAAGCATTATTTATTGATGAAGCACAAGACTTATCTTTAATACAATGGGATATGGTTAGATCTATGTGGGCTAATGCAAATAAAACTTACATAGCAGGCGATGATGACCAAGCTATATTTAAATGGGCTGGTGCAGACGTGGATCATTTCATAGCTTTAAAAGAAGAGGTTAATGATATTAAAGTATTAGATCAGTCTTATCGTATACCTGGTGGACCTATACACGAACTATCACAAAAGATAATTAGTAAAGTACAAAATAGATTTGATAAAAATTACAAACCAAGAACAGAACACGGTATACTAAAAAGATATTCTGACATTACACAAGTTGATATGTCTGAAGGCAACTGGTTAGTATTATCATCAGCGAATCATTTTCTTGATGATGTAAAAGATTTATGTGAATTACAAGGTTGGTACTATCAACATAGGGGAGCAAACTCTGTGCCATTAAAATTACTTATGGCTTTAAATAACTGGGAGCATTGGCGTAAGGGTAGTCAATTAAATAATGTAGAAATAAAAAACATATATCAATATTTGGGTTCAAGTGTACTACCTGGTTTTAGATCCGGTAAAACTTTACATTCTGATACAAAATATTTGATGAGAGATTGTAGAGCTGAACACGGTCTAGTAACTGATAGTGTTTGGTATGAGGCCTTTGACGGTTTAGATACTGTCACAGAAAACTACATTCGTAACATGCGGGCGAATGGTGAACAAATAAATAAAAATCCGCGTATAATAATGTCAACAATACATGGAGCGAAAGGAGGAGAAGCCGATAAAGTTTTGCTTATGCAGGACCTTACAAATGCAGCATTAGAAACGATGAGCTATGATCCGGATGAATTACATCGATTGTTTTACACTGGAGCAACGAGAGCGAAACGTGAATTGCATGTGTTAGATCCAAAGAACTTTGATCGTGCTTATATATTATGAAGATGAGTTTATCTTATTTAGCAGGATTCTTTGATGGAGAAGGTTGTATCACTACAGCTATGACTCCCAAATGGAATCCAAGAATGGAAAAATATTATAATTGTTTTACAATTAGAATGGAGGTGTGTAATACCGACTTTAAAATTATAAAGGATATACATAAATTTATGAAGGTAGGTGTGATATTAAAAATTAAACCACGTAAAACAGCAGCTGGAAATATGAGTAAGCCACAACTGCGTTGGCAAACTAGTCATAGACAAAGTTACCAGGTGATAAAAAAAATATTACCTTTCATGAGAGAAAAAAATAAAATTAAGAAAGCAAAGGAGGTAATTAAATTTTATGAAAAAGCTGCATAAAAAATTAAAACAAAAAGAAGTCATTGCCAGCGATGTAAAATCTAGTGAGTTGGAGTCTATGTTTAAGCAAATAGGTGGATCTCATTATATGTATTTTGACATTCAGCCCGCAGAATTTATCAACAGAAATAAGTTGCTTTTTGCGGAGGGCAACGCTATAAAGTATATATGTAGGCATTCCAAAAAGGGAGGCATACAAGATATAGACAAGGCAATACATTATCTAGAAATGGTGAAGGAGAGAGACTATAAGTGAGAAGTATACAAAGACCCCTATTTACCCCTGAAACAGAATGGGTTATCCCTGATGAACTCAAAGATCTTCGAGGTGCTAAAGAAATAGCTATCGATTTAGAGACTAATGATCCTAGATTAAAAGAGTTAGGATCTGGTAATGTGACAGGAAGAGGGCACATTGCTGGCGTTGCGGTGGCCGTAGAGGGCTGGTCTGGCTATTATCCGATACACCATGAGCAAGGTGGTAATATGGATCAAAAACTGGTCTTAAAATGGCTCCAAGACATTTTAAATCAACAAAATACTACGTTTATATTTCATAATGCTATGTATGATGTATGTTGGTTAAGGTCAGCAGGGTTGACCATTAAAGGACACATTGTTGACACAATGATCGCAGCATCTTTGATTGATGAAAACAGATTATCATATCGATTAGATATACTTTCAAAACACTATACTGGTTTAGGTAAGGATGAAAAAATTTTATTAGAAGCTGCAAAAGAATATGGTGTAGATGCAAAAGCAGATATGTGGAGATTACCTCCAATGTTTGTAGGTCAATATGCAGAACGAGATGCAGAATCAACTTTAAAACTTTGGCAGAGATTAAAAGTAGAATTATATAATCAAGAATTGATGGACATATTTAACTTGGAAACAAGATTGTTTCCGTGTTTAGTTGATATGAGATTTAAGGGAGTGAAAGTTGATTTAGAAAAAGCACAAAATATTAAACTAAATTTAATTAAAAGGGAAGAGACTTTAATTAAAAAAATAAAAGATTTAACTGGTGTTGAAGTAGAAATTATGGCAGCTAGATCTATTGCAAAAGCTTTTGATAAACTTAAACTTCCTTATGATAGAACAGCTAAAAGTAAAGAACCAAGTTTTACAAAAAACTTTTTACAAAATCACCCACACGAATTACCACAAGCCATTGCAGAAGCAAGAGAACTAAACAAAGCTCACACAACTTTTATAGATTCAATAACTAAACATGCAGTTAAAGATAGAATACATGCAGACATAAATCAAATTAGATCAGATGCGGGTGGAACAGTGACAGGTAGATTTAGTATGTCTAATCCAAACTTACAACAGATACCTGCAAGACATCCCGAACTTGGTCCAATGATAAGATCTATATTTATACCGGAAGAAAAATGTAAATGGGGATCGTTTGACTATTCACAACAAGAACCTAGAATATTAGTGCACTATGCTAAACTACAAAACTTAACTGGTGTAGATGAAATTGTTGATGCATACAATGCAGGGGATGCAGACTTCCACCAGGTTGTTGCAGACATGGCAGGTATAGAACGTAAACAAGCCAAGACAATTAATTTAGGTTTGATGTATGGTATGGGTAAAAATAAATTGATGGCAGAACTAGGATTAATGAAAGAGTCTGCAGAAAAATTAATTAGACAATATCATTCGAAAGCACCATTTGTAAAACAACTTATGGATAATGTATCTCGTAAAGCAAATGATAGAGGTAAGATTAGAACTTTACTAGGTCGTGCATGTCATTTTGATTTATGGCAACCTGTTCAATTTGGGGTTTTTAAACCTTTACCATTAGAACAAGCTAGAAAAGAATATGATGAGCCATTAAAAAGAGCTTTTACTTACAAAGCTTTAAACAAATTAATACAAGGATCTGCGGCTGATATGACAAAAAAATCTATGGTATCTTTATATGAAAATGGTATAATCCCTCACATACAGATTCACGATGAAGTCGATATATCTGTTGAATCTGCAAAAAAGGCTGAAGATATAATTAAAATAATGGAAGAAGCTGTTGAATTACAAGTTCCAAATAAAGTTGATTATGAATCAGGTGATAACTGGGGAGAGATAAAATAAATGTATGGCATACTTAAACGCAAATATACCAGCAACTTACGCACAGATCAGAAAAGAATATCTTTATGATCTTAAAAGTCATCATGGCGAAGTTGAAGACTGTATTGTCTTTGGCCTCACGAGTATGGGCGGAAGGGCTATACTTTTTCACGCTATTATGGGTAACGGTGCAATATTTTATCGCCTACCTATTAGCGCGTTTATTCAACAGGGATTTAAACCCAAAGACGTTCCCAAGCGACGCCTTGATGAACTTGAGCTTTGGAATTCTTTTTCTTATTATCCTACTGTTACTTCTTGGAATATTTTAAGTGCAGCTTCAGGAAAATACATTGGAAAAGACAAGAAATGGCACCATGGAAGATACCTATTTACCGTTGACTGGGCACACCCAGATGGTAATATATTAGATACCGACCATTCGGAGATACCGCACGAACATAAGTGCGCACACATAATTGCTCTCGATGATGGCAATTTTGCTGCACAACCTAACAACAGATGTATTTGGGATTTACCTTCTTTCACAGTGAAAGATAATATTCCAGATTGGAAGGTGCAGACAAATGAGTGGAATGTTGAAGATATGGGTAAATGGAAAACAGAAGATACTGA